AAGGAAGAAAATAAACATAAAAAACTAATTCTTCACCGCTTGACTCGTGAGATGAAAGACTAAATGTATTTTTAAATGAAGAATTATAAACATAAGTTTGTAAGTCTACATTAAGTAAAGCTAAGTTATTTAAATAAGTAAAAGAATTCCAATCTTTATATTGTGGGTTTAAAGTGTTGGAGTAGTCTTGTTGTTCAGAAAACATATAAAACGGAAGATGTAAAGAACCATCACTTTGACCTGATTGATTATAAGGTAAGTTGCTATTAATTAACTCTCCCGAATTTACAGTTAAAAAACCTGAATTACTTTTATTTTTAACCACCAGACGAATGCCCTTACCTGGAGAGGTGAAGGGCATTCCATAGTCTGATGAGTCTACATCAAAAACAGTAGTGTAAGGCATTAACCTATATTTACGTTACCTAAGTTTATATTAGAACTATTTGTAAATTCTTCACCTTCAGAATCTGCTATAGATAATAAAGGAGTAAGTTCAACATCCATCTTCACGATAATTCTCATTTCGTGTATTCTAAAGTCAGATGCTCCTGTTACTACAGTTGTTCCTTCTCCACCAGCCTTTTTTTCTGAAAAGTAGTCGTGCTTGAAGTATCTTATTTTAAGTGTTGCATAGTAAGAACCAAAATCAACAGCACTTCCCTTAGCCGCTACTTCCATTCTTAAGTGTATTGGAAGATTACCTTTAGGTCCAGTAGCACCAGAAGTTCCATTTGAAGCTTCAGGATAAGCTTGCTCAGAGTTACCAATCCATTTGGATATTTTATTGCAATCCATTTGGTTTTCTATACCTGTTTCATTTACAGTAAACAAATAATCAGTAACATCAGAGTCAGTATTATTATACCCTTGCATAAATTTAGGTGGATAATAAGCTGAACCACCATTAAAACCTCTATAAAACTTAGCAGGATCGCTTGTTGTAAGTTCAGGATTGACTATTCGATGGTATCTTTTTTCGCTAGTATTAAATACAGTGTCCATGCCATCGACTAAGAAAGAAAGAACAGGATCATTACTTGAGCCAGCATTAGCGTTATTTGTGTTATGCGCTGGCTTGTAACCATAAATAGCTGTTCCATTCTCGTTGTTTCCAGCGCTACCTGCATTAAAGTCTAATAATTGTTCATTTCCTACACCTTCTGCTCCAGTTAGTACATCTATACTATGTAAGTATATATTACTATCTCCTTCGTTAAATGGAATAAAGCTTTGGAATGCTATAAACTTATCAGAAGAAGCATGTTTTTGAGGTACAGGAAACTTTAAAATTTTGTTAAACGGAAAGAATTCGTTTATTGAGGCACCATTCTTATCTACACGACTTTTCTTGGTTGTATTGTAAGTAGCATCACCTACTAAGCATTGTATGTTGGTAGCAAAAGTGTTATGCTCAAACACAGCTCCACCAAACCCGCTATACATTTTATTAGCTGGCTGGTTAGTATCAAAGTTAGACGTAGTGTTGCTTATAACCGCACTACTACTGTTGAACCAAGTAGAAACATCGTTTAATTCTGTAGTAGATATAGAGTCTTTTAAAAGACCAGTACCATTAACGTAGCCTGGAGACGCACTATTTTTATCAAACTTACTAGATTCAGTAAGCATTCCTATTTTTAAGTAAGGATCTCTAGGGTAAAACCTTGCTTTATATGCTATGGTATGTTCAGAATGAAGACCAGGATATACAGCAGAATCATTAAAATTCCATACATTATCTTCTGCATCAGGTACAAGTTTTGATTCTATTGTTCCTCCTGAATCAGCCACAGGATTCATTAAAAAGCTATCTCCTTCTGTAGAATCTAATGCTAAAATAAATTGAGAACCGAAGTAAACAGCTGGCGTAAGCTTAAACTTAATAGGAGAACTTATAGTTACATCTCTATATTTAATAGAAGGGTCATCCCATTTAAAATAAGAGAACGAGCCACTAGTTGATGTAGTACTTCCAATAGTAAAGCTAGTAGGTACACAGTCATTAGTGTTTGTTCCTAGGTATTTAAAGTTGTTTGAGTTTGGACCAAAAGCAAAAGGTTCTAAACTAGTTTTACCATTAACGTCTGTTCCTCTATAGTTGTTCCATCTAACAGAGTGAGAAAAATTGTAAGTTCCCCCCGTTTGAGCTATAAGTCCATTAGGAGCACTAATACCACTAGTATCATATTTTCTGTTAAAGCTAGTTGTGAATTCAGTTGAAGCATCTATTTCGTTTTTAATACCAGAAATTTGATTGGAAGGTATTGTAACTTTTTGATATACACCATAAGTTAATACATACTTAAAGAATTGATTATTAAACCCAGTTCCATCATCGAGAAAATCATCATTTGCAACATTGGTGTTATTGTATTGTTCAGACAAATAATTAACTCTAAACAATAAAGCTCTAGCAAAATCATTTAACGCATAATTTGTAATGTATCCACCAGAACCATTAGTACCGTCTATTATGCTAGTAGTAGCATTTATAACTGTAAAGAATTGACATAAAGATGAGTTTCCAGGAACATCAAATAATGTTGCACCATCGTCTACAGAGGTAGTACCGCTAAGAGCTAACGTATTGTAATACACTTCATCAGTATAGTAGTCTTTTATACTAGAATTTGTTTCGTTCAGAAAATGATCAAAAACACCTGCTGTATGGTTGGCTGGTATATTAAGTGTTGCTCCATCACCATCTATAAAAGTGCCGCTTGAAGCGGTACTATTAACAAACCTATAAGAAGCGTCAACAGCAGCAGGAGATACATCTAAAATCTTTATTCCGTCAGCAAGAAGATCATCTTGAAGTTTAGTTTCATTATTTGTTCTAGGGTGATAACCTAAATTAACAGTTCCATTGTCATAAATGTTGCTAGATCCTATAGTTAAATTAAGATCTGGATTTGTATCACCATATTGAGACGTTCCTTTTCTAGCTACCATTATTATTTCGTTAAACGAATTAACAACTAAAGGATATACTACATTACCTACACTAGTATTTATTTTTAAATAACATTCAGTGTGATTGTTAACTATATTCTCAGTAGGGTGAAAAGCAACAGTAAAAGCTGCGTAAGAATCTGAAGGTATAGGATTGTTTTGTCCTGATGCCGCAGTTATGGTCTCTGGATTATGTAATAGTATTGACCTAAAATTTGAATTTAATTCTGGGTTTATATCTTCAACTGAAATGGGGCCACCAGTATTAGGAATATTATTAGTGAAAGTTGCTGATACTTTTATTTGACCTATTTCTAAACCAGCAGTTGTATCTGATGCAAGACCAGGTTTATTGCCAGTATCCTTAGCTACTACTTTATTGCCTGACTGAGCGGAAAAACCTTCTTGAGCTCCCATAAAAGGAACATTACTGACCATAGGGTTTAGACTTACGTTAGTACCTGTATACGCATCAGAACCAGTTGCATTTTCCTTTAAACTAATGCTAGTAATTCTAAGATTTGTAACTGTTCCAGCAACTTGTTCGTTCTTAATTATAACTACAGCAGTAGACCTTTGGGTATTGTCATCATCACCTGCGTTGGTGTAGATGTAGGTATCAAAAACAGAATCAGACTCTGCTAAAGCAACTCCTGAAGAGTTATGTATATTGTAACGCTGAACTGAATTTCCGAATAATCTTGGATACTTTGCCATTTTATCTTATTTTTAAGTATGTTGAATCAGGATCAAACCAAATTCTGTTTTTATTGTCTGTGTTAGGTATGCATGTTCCTATAGATTTAACCCAGTAATTACTTAAAGTAGATGGTGTTACATCAATATTGCTTAAGTTGTTTAGGTATATAGTCCTTCCAGAAGACCAGTTAACACACCTATTGTCTGACTGTTCGTAATCAAAGTATCCTTTAGACATCACCATAAGCGTATTGTCAGAAGAGTAACCTAAAAATATTAACAAACCAGACTTAGCTCCATCCATGTTAGATGTTTGAGCTTTCTTTAGCTTTGTGTTGTATGTATTGTATCCACTTTGGCTTTTAAAATAAACTATATCACCAACAGAAAATAAAGCTTGATCACTTGATGTCATAACAAAGTTATCAAACTTGTACTTAAACCCATCAAGCTCTTTAGCTAACTGACTGTAAGGTAAAGTTCCTAGCGTAACATTTACAGCACTAGATATATCAAATTCACCAACATTAAAACTTGAAACACTATTAGTTATGTTTAAAATTTCAGGAGACGTAGTTGAAAAAGCATGGCTGTTGCTTGGCTCTGGGTTAAAAAAAGTAGTGTGCCCTGCAGTTGGTATTATTGCAAACCCGTCAGGATAACCATTAATGGTCATCGATTCGGGTTGAGATATTGATATGCTTATATTTTCAGCCATTAAGATTGAGTAATATCAGCCTTTAAAGTAAACGTTCCGTATAACCAAGTTATGTACTCTAAAATGTTAGTTGCTGTAGGGTTGTATCTTATTTGTAAGTCGTACTTATAAGCACCAGACTGAAAAGCCATATAATTGTAAGGGACATTAATGATAACTTTTTGTCCACTAGTACCAGTCTGAGCAGATAAATTTATACCTGCTAGTGCTATATTGTCAGCTCCTGTATAAAACCCTGGAGCTGTGGGAGATGCAACTCTATCTTTAGGATGATCAACTGTATATGACGATGAATGCTCTCCAGTATCATTCCATGTATGACTAAAGATGCTAAGTACTTCTTCACCACCTTGAGACATTATAGTCATCTTAGCTTGGTACTCAGGCTTATTTACTGTTGAGTTAGTGTTATTTAAGTCCATAGTATCACCATCAGAATCCTTAACTTCTAATAATAATTTAAAAGTATCGTTCCTTCTAGCTGTAATATTAACCTCTGCTGCAACGTCTGTATTTAGTGTGCTTGCCATTTTAGTTTAGTTTAATACAAATATACATTAATTATCGTATAGATCTTTTCTTACTTTTCTTTCCATTCTCCTCTAGAATAAATCTAGATGAAGAAGGCATTAGTTGAGCAAAGTTAGATACAAACCTTTTGTCTCCTTTATTTCCGTACTTACTTTTACGTTTGTATTCAGTCTGCATTACAAAATGATACATAGTTTGAGCTAAGTTATCTGCAGTGCTTAAAGCTGGAACATTAGCCATGTAAGTAAGTTTAGGAACGTTAAAGACTAATAACATATCACCAAGTAATTTCTCCATTAACTTTAAAGTTTCATCCTCTGGAGCGTCCTCGTCTCTATTGTGAGAGATAGCTAATAAAATCATAGACAACATAGCAATACCTTGAGTACCTCTCCATAATCTATTAACTCCTTTTTGAATATGATCAGGGGTTTCTTCGCTTTTAAATATAGCTCTCCATTCTGTTATAGGAATGTCATTAGCTTTCATTCTGTTAATAAAGTCAGAAGCAGCTTTTACTGAACCTATCCTCATAGTACCTAAATCATCTATGTGTTCTGATTTAAATCTGTCAGCTAAGAACGTAGGGAACCATCTCTTAAATTGCATAAATGAATTACTAAGAGCGTATATCTGAATAAACCTTTGATCTGTTTCTGAGTAACCTCTACCTTGAAGATTAATTACATCTCTTTCTAGTTTTGCTATTTCAATTTTAGAAAGCCTAGAACCATATTTTGATATAGGATACTTATCAGTACCGTCTTCATTCTTAATATCACTCTTGTGCTTAAGCTCGCCTTCGTTAACCTCATAGCTATCCCATTGCTCTTGAGTTAAAGAACCTAAGAACGCTGCTTGTTGTATCCAGTTCTCTGCCATTACCATAGGAGAAAATATTAAAGCATCTACAGCAGAACCACTAGTCCCTTCAGCAATCTCCTCAGCTCGGTAAGTTAATATACCAAACTCTTCAATCATTAGTCTAGACTTCTTCATGATGTTTTTGTCAAACATACCATTAGAGTTTATACCTAAATATCTTTTCTCTCCAGTTATAACCTTAGAACCACCTTGAGCTCTGTAAGTGTTGTACTTACCTATTAATACGTTACCTATAGCTGCTGGAAAATTAAATCCTAAAGCTATATACATAGTCCAGTTAGTAAAGAACTTAATTATACTAGCTTCGTTTTTTGAATCACTAAAAGATAAACCTCTTTTCTTACTAATTAATCCTCCTTTAATAACTTTGTCCATATACTTTAAAGCATTTACACTACCACTCAACTCAAGCTGAGACATAGCAGCATCAACCATAAGGTTCTTGCTTTCAAATCCTTTAAATATATTCTTATTGATAGAGCCAGCTTCAATAGACATAGACTCAACTCCGAACTCATCTTTATTGTCATCTATATTCCAAGACAATTTCTTAATCTTATTCTCTTTAACGTCTAAGTAAGCGTTACCATGCTGGAACATAAACGTTTGTATATAAGACCTAAGTGATTGATGAAGATTGTGCGTTGCTAAGTACCCAGCTTTTGATGATCTGTGAGATGTAAATCTATTTACAAACTCTTCATTACCTAAGACATCGTTAACAGGGGAAGATACGCTTATTGCGTTATTGTCATCGTCCTTACCTTTAGTCATTAGCTTTTTAGCTTTGGCTGTAATATCTCTGAATGCTTTAATTCTTTGAGTTCCAGATAATTTATTACCGTGACTTAATTCAACTCTTAAGTTGTCTGAGTCTGTAGTAAATAAAGCGTCTTCAGGAGAATGCATATATAAAGCTTTCCAACTAAAGTAGTCTAACTTTTCAAGGTCTCCAGTTAAAGGGTTTACTGCCTCAATAACTACATCGTAAAGAGTTTCATCTCCTCTATGCATTTGATAGTACAGTCCAAACAAACCTCTTCTACTCATCGTCTCAAACTTAGATGAAGTAGATGCAGGGATGTAGCTAGTACCTCTATCAGCACCACCTTTAAGCAATCCTTTAGCGTGTATTAAATTTCTATAGAAAGAAGTATACTTAACATACATTTTTAAATACTCTTGCTCTGCTACTGATAAATCTTTAAACGCTTGTGAGTCTTTGTCAATAACACTTTCATCACCTACAATGCTAGAGCTTTTGAAAAATAAAGGATTAAGTCGTAGTGAACTAGCATCCTTGTAAGATATTTTATTTGTTTTTTTGTCTATGTTTCTTCTTGTTGCGTGCTCGCTTACAAATAAGTTTTCATATAGTATTTCAGAAACTTTTCTATTACCTACGGCAAAGTACTGATTAAATATACGACCAGCTGAAGTTCCTAAGAACCCAGTTTCAGTTGCCTTACTTTTATATAAAGCATCTAACCTCTTATTCATTTCCTTGGTTACAAGATGAAGGTTTCTAGTAAAGTCCATGTGCTCCATCTTCATTTCTTTATTAATGAAAGCCATGGTTGGTTTGTTTCTACCATAATCTCCTGGAGACATCCATAAGTCTAATGTAGATATATCTTTATTTAATCCTTTAAGCGTAATCTCTTCTACAAAACTTTTACCTTGATCTAATTCCCAATCTTTTATTTGCTTATTAGATATATGCAAACCATAGTTGTATTCTACATACCTTCTAAGGGGTATTGTAGCTAAGCTATCTAAGTGTTCGTTAGTTAACCCTACAGTCTCGTAAGACAATTCATTTTGAATGTTGTTAAATAAATTAGATACGTATTCAAATCTTTTGTTAGACTTAGACCTGTTCATTGAATAGTCGTGGTCTTCTATGTTGGCTTCGTTTAAATGATCTAGTTTCTCGTTAACTATGTCTAAAGACTTTAAATAATTAGCATAACTATCAGCCCACTTAGATTTAGTTTCATCGTCCAGAGAATCTATCGATACTCCAGATGGAAGTTTCTCGTTAAAATACTCCTCTGAACTTAATGTAACTCTAAGTCCTTGAGTCATATCTATACCGTTTCCGTATATAGCTAAGTATTTAACTTCTCCTTCAGAGTACTCAGAGTGTTGATTAGACATCTTAGAAAGAACAGATAACATACCCACCTCTCTGAATTGTTCATCAAATATCATAGGAATACCATCCATCATATCAGCACGAGACGTAAATGAATAAACACCTTCATGTTCTTGTTCAGTAACATTCATACCTTCAGCTCCGTGAAGAGCAGCGTAAGCTAATTTAGCTACATTAAAAGATGAATCATAAGGTCCCGCAATATCTTCAACACCCATAAGTTCGCTTATACTTAAAGTACCAGCACCATTAGATGTAGCTTCGTTTGTTTGTTCTATAAAGTTTTTACCATTTACGAAGGCCGACTCAAAGTGATTATTTACTTTTGATATAGTAGAGCTACCCATGTAAGGTACTAGTGATTGCTTCTCGTTAGAACCCCAACCAGAAACTATAAAGTCATTAGCTACAAACCAATCTTTAAGCCATGAAGGTAACTTATCAAAGTCTTTACCTAAAGCTTCTACTTGCTCAACCTCTTGTAATTCAAACAACATTGCTCTATCTATCCCGAACTCAACAACAGATGAATCTTGTATATTATCAGTACCTCCAGTAAAGAACCTTGTAGATTTCCTCATATTTAAGTGCTGTATAAATAAGTTGTCATCAAAGTCTTCATTACTATCAATGTAGTTAGATATTAACTGAGTAACGCCAGAATAAGCTTCTTCATTAGTTAAAGATGTCAATGACGAAAGAAAGTTTTTAGCTTCTGCATTATTTGATTTAACAATCACTCCAGCTATTGCTTTATGAAATAACATATCACGAATACTAATAGGCATGTGTGCAGCAACCCTAGTTAAGTTAAGGGCTTTAAGCAATTTAGCTGCGTCATAAAATTGAGCAGTATCAGAATCATTATTATCTTCAGGAACCATAAACTCACCTACAGTATCACCATAACCATTAGATATTGTAACGTCTTCAGACTTTAGTTTTAATGCATAATCTGATAAAAACAAAACCTTACTTAATATTAGTGGGTTCTTTGAAAATGCATTCTTAGCTATATCAGGTTGGTTAGCTAAAGCTTTCTTACCTTTATTTATTCTATCATATACTTCTACTAAAGACTCTGGAAGATTGCTATCTAGACCAACATAAGAACCTAAGCTATACATGTCACTAGAGATTTTCTTTAACACAACAGCTAAAGCTATTGCAGACTTTCTGTCTCCTTTTATAATAGATTCTATATCTATTCCTCTATTTACATAGTTGTTTTTTATATAGCCAGATAAGTTTTTCTTTACACCAAGTTGCTCTTTAGCGTATTCTTGTAACTTATCCATGCTAAGTAAGTCACCTAACTTACCTTTCGTCATTAATAATGCAATATCTTTTGGGTTGACACCCATCTTTATAAGTAAACCAAAAGAAGCACCACTACCTTTATTAAAACCAAACTTAGCTCTGTTACCGTACTTCCCATCATCTAAGATAAGGTTCAAGTAGTTAGCGTATTCGTAGTAAGTACCTCCTCCATTTTTAGATATTTTAGAGTCTAACTTGTCATATCGTTCAGCCTTCTCGTCTCTTCCTTTAACTAATACTAAAGGTAGTCCTCCATAATTAACAGAAGGACTTCCTTGAGCTAAATAGTTAAATTGATTAGAGGTGGAAGCTATAAGACCAATCATAGGAGCGTTACCCTTAGTTTGCTCGTACATCTCAGCAGTATCAAATACATTAAAGTCATTGTAGACTGCAGTAGAACCTTTTTCGTTACCGTATAAAGCTAAGTTAGTGGCTTTAGTTACTGTCTTAAATTCAAGCTCTTTAATTAATGTCTTAAACACCTCTGGGTGTTCGTGCATCTTTTTAAGCTTGCTAAGCATTTTATTCTTAATCAAATCAAGAGATCCAGCTTCAGGGTTTTCAGTCCAAGCGTTAAGGTGAAGCATATCACCGTCTAAATCAGCTCCCATTATAGCAGACATTTTAGCGTTTATAGCTATAGTGTTACCTTGAGTGGATGATATTTTAGCAACCTTTAATAATATAGTAGAACCTACAGATGAAGCTGGTATTCTAGTAGCAAAGAAGAAAACTTCTTTACCTTTTTTAAGGTCATTCTCTGTAATGTTGAGCGTCTTAGCCATATGACTAGATATAGCAACCTCAGCAGGAAGTACTTTACCGTTCTCTATTCTAATAGGTTTTAAAGATTTATCAGTCTCTATTACATTATCTCCATCAAACTCATAACCATATAAGGCATCTGATATTTGTAGAGATAAAGATCCTGTAGTTCTAAGTCTGTGAGCGTCTTTCTTAATTTTAGCTGTAGCAGTCTTACTTAAAGAGTCTGTAACGAATGGAAGAGAGGTTGCTAACTTATCCATAGCTCTAGTCATCGTAGGAAATGTAGATCCCGATTTAGCACTTTCTAAACCAGACTCTTCTATAGTCTTTCCTCCAGAACCTTCTTTGTATTGCTGATCTAAAGCTTCAGCATATAAAGATAAGAAGTCTTGAGACATTGCAGCAAGTTCAGCATTCTCATGGTCAGCAAATATATTAGTTGCGGATACAGCTTGTTTAGCTACAGTCGCACTAGTAGCATTCTTATCTAATTCATTTTGAACACCGAAGTATTTACCATCATATCCATAGGTATCTTTATCTAAGTCGTAAGACCAGCTATCTTGAAACTCATTGATAGCAGCGTCATCGTCTTTCATAGCATTCCATTGAGCAAGACTCTGAGAGTTAACCCCCTTAATGTGACCTTTCTTAACACCAGAATCAGCATAAGCTATAACCTTAGCTTTAATCCCTTTAGACTTAAATAACTTTTCTCTTGCTAGTAAGGCTTTGTATATTCCTTCTAGTGGAGTTCCTATAGAGGCTTCATCTAACACTACAGTATGACCTTTAAAGTAGAACTTACTTCGTTCAGATCCGAATGAAGATGATATAGCAGAGTTGTCTGTGTTCTGTCCTGCACCAACAAACTTAAACGATCCCGTTACATCTACAGTATTCCCGTATGCGTTAGTTATCTCGTCAGCCATATCTTGCGTAACGTAAGAAGCTGAATCTAGTAAATCAGCTTTAACCTTTACAACTTTGTTGTCTATAGTTTTTATAGTAGAAAGACCATCTAGAGTTAGTAACTCTACATCGTTAAACATAATAACATCCATTCTGTGTTCTGGAAATGCAGACACTTGAGGTGCTATCAGTAATGTAGCTCTCTTGTTCTTCATAGTAAATGAAACATCTTGAGATACTACACCCGTAAGGTCTTGTAGGTAATACTTGTTTACTGCATAGTTAAGACCAGCAACAACAACATTAGCCATATTAGACTCTAATCCTTTGTGCGTTCTTTCAGCTCCTTTCATCATAGATTCAACAGTAAAAGAACCCTTAAGTACTTCATCTCCAGCTAAATCTAATTCTCCTTCACCCTCTCTTACAGCTCCTTCGTTGTCTGTAGTTTTTATCTTTTTTCCAGAGTCTCTAAGTTTCTTAATCATACTAGGAGACATAACTAAATGAAGATCGAAATTATCAACTTCATCATTGTGCTTATTGATTAGAGACTTCATCTCTGCAGCTTGCTTAGCTTTTATAGCCTTAAGCTCTTCATTAAGTTTTGGAGCGTAATCCTTGATATACTCCTCTAATGCTTCAACAGTAACATCACTATGGTTAGTCTTTTCCAAGAACTCATTAAAAGAAATACTAGCACCAAAAGCATCTACATCGGAATAATACCTTCTTGTTTTATCAGAATGGTCTCCTATGTTTTGCTTGTATGAATCTGATTTAGATTCTAAAGCTGAAAGAATCATTCTAAGATCAGAATACATTACCTGAGCTCCTGTCATGTTCTTTGAATCTATAGAGTTCTCTCCTTCAAATCCAGCAAGTATGTGATAATTAGGCCTCCAAGTACCATTAGACATTTTTTGAGCATATCGGTTAGTTTCATAAAGTTTTAAGAAACCAACAGGGTTATCTTTATTAAACTTCTCTAACGACTCTATATTATAATCAAGAGCTGACTTCTTTACGAGTACAGACACTTGATCGCCTTCAGGCATTCTAACTTGTCCAGCAGGGTTTTGTTGAGATGAAACTATGTAAGAAGTAACAACAGCCTTAAAGATGTCGTTAACACCTTGCATGTTATTCATAGTACCAGATACACCTTCTATAGTCCTACCCCTGCTTTCTGTTGATGTTTTATAAACATCTAGAGAGCCTCTAGCTGGATCTTCTGAACCATGAGAAATCTTCCATCTTTTTATTAATTCTTTAACTACATTTTTATCAAGGTTTCCTGTAATCTTTTTCATAGGATTGATTACGTACTCTACAATAACATCTTGAGCTGCTTCATAGCCAAACTGAACTTGATTTTCCTTATCTCTACTAGTCCTTAAAGATAAAGAGTCGTAGAACATTTCACTAATACGTTCTTGATTAAAGTAAACATCAATGCTTAAACTTTGTCCAGATTCTTCATCAAAGATCATAAGAGATTCAATCTCATTTAAAGACACATCAACACCAGTACCTGTAGGTAGTATATGTCTTTTAATAAACCCAGCTACATCTTTTTTGGTTATATTAGTTTTTGACATTAACCCATATAGAGCTGCAGAGAATTCTATTCTTTTATTGAACGCCTCAACTGCAGAGAACTGAGACACATCAGCGTTATCAAAATTATCTAATACATATTGCCTCTTATTAATTTGATTATTTATAGCAAACAAAGACAGAGGCTTACCTCCAGTGATTCCAATTAAATCATTCTTATCAAATTTAATAAAGTCTAGAGCATTCTTTTGATAGTTTCTATCAGAGTTAGATAATAAGTCTTTAGAGCCTCCAGTCACAAACACAAAAGGCTTGTCTATCTTAAATCCAGAAAGCTCATGATAAGCACTCTTAATAGATTCTCCTGGTACTATATCTTGTGTGTCTTTTAAGTATGAATAAAACTCCGAAGCTATAGATTCGTTGAATGTTAAGCTATCAGGGTTTCCTTCTAATAAAGCAATTCTAGCCTCTACTAGTGTTTGCATTTCTTCAGGGTTAGACACAGAATTTATGTCCATTATAATCTGCTTCAATACGTTATTCTTAGTAGCCCCTAACTCTCCATTTACAGCTCTACCTGAAGCAAGGAAGTTCTTTATAATACCCCCAAACTTATTAGATAGTCGTAAACTACCACCATCTATAACGGCAGCGAATGATCCGTCTTCAGATTCTACATCTACATCTTCGGTTGATTCCTCGCCCTTTAAATCTTTCTGTTCTTGGACATTTAAACCAGACAAGAACATAGTCTTTATAGTGCTCATTATTCCATTTTTGTTGGAATTTAATATCTTAAATGTTTTATCGTACTTCTCAGAGTTCTTTCCGTGAGCAGGATCTTTAGCTATCTGTAACAAAACAGCTCTAGCGAATGCAATAAATGCCTCTTGAGTTTCGTCTTGAAAAATTCTTCTTTCTTTTACGGCTTGGATAAGTTCTTTAGTATCCAATTCCTCAGAAGACTTCTTAGACTCTCCAAGTATTTTATCATGGAAATCTACCGCCATTTCGTAAGCTACGTTAAGTTTACTATCTAAAGTAACTCTTATACTATCGTTGATTGCCTTTCTTTCGGCAGTCATATACTTAGACTGAGACGGAGAGTTTTTACTAAGCCCAGAATAATCAGCTGGATTATTTTCTATAATTTCTTTTACCTTAGAGAATTTCTCAAAGAAAGAGAAATCATTAGTCTTCTTATAAAGACCTTCAGTAGCTTCTTCAAATAAAGCTTCAGACTCTTCTATTGTAGAGCTCTCTTTAATAAATCCTAACCACTTACCAAAAGTTTCCTTATGAGTGTCGGCTTTCTTCTTATCACTAAAGAATAGATCAGAATTCATAGCACCATACTTACCAGCTAACTGAGTAAGTGCTTCATCTTGAATTCCTGTTTGGTCTTTAGAGTCTAGGGCTTTGTACCCAATAGCTTCTAATTCTTTCATAGCATACGCTAAGAAATCTTTCATAGTCTGCTCAGACTCTACAGTACCTCCTTTCTTTGCTGCGAAGTCTCTAATGTTTGTAATAACACCAGAGCTTAATCTAGACGCATGTTTTAACGCTAGGGTAAGGTTAATAGCATCACCGCTAGATTGTACTAATAATAAGTAAGAGTACTTAAGTTTTATTTCATCATATATTGGCTGGTCTATGATGTTTTTCATCATCTCCATTACTTCAGGACGGTGTCCATAAAGCATTCTAAATATGTGGAAGTTCTCGTGGAATACAGCTTCCTCGTTGTATAGTTCCGTGTTTAAAAATATACCTAAACCAGATGCCATACCTGCAGCCCTAACTCCAGCGGCAGTAAATATCTCAGGCATAAATCCAATAGAGACAACCCCATCAACAAGCTTACGTCTATAGTAATCAGACAGTACCATGTGAGAGTTTGAATCTAAAGCGTGAGCTCTTCTCAACTCTCTATCGTTAAGGTATTTTGTTGCTATATCAAATAAGTCAGAAGCAGTATCTCCTGCGATTCTTTTAGCAGCGTCACGAGCCAATCCAGCCATAACCTTAGCACTGTCAATCCTCATGAATAGCTTTGACTGACCATCAGGGTTCTTTAATTTATAAGCCCTAACATCACCAACAAGAATTCTTCCTCCAACTCCAGTACCAACAACCTTAGATAAGTCAACACCCTCCTCCTCAGCTACCTCAGTAGCTCTAGGGGTTGCGTTAACTTTAGGTTTCTCAGGAATAGGATCTTTGTCGTCAACCTTGTCGGTATCTTTATCATTAGCGTCTTTAGTATCTGCTTTATCACCAACAACATCAGCAGCAGGATCAACATCAACGTCCTGAATATCTTTATCTATATCATTTAAAGCATCTCCTAGGTCGTTGTTTATTATTTCGGTAGTCTTATCTGCCTTAAACTTAAACACCTTTCCAGACTCTCCTTTCTCTACAGCCTCTTCGTATATAAGAGTACCATCTTCAAGAGTTTCGCTATAAACAAATCCTTTTGGAGCTTTACTATTAGCCTCTAACCTTCTTAATCTAGAAGACTCTTTTTTAATATGGCCACTAAAGTCTTTATTGCTAGCAACATATTCATTCTCTTCTTTTGTTAGCTCTTCGTTGTTGTTTACCTTTTCAGCAAGCTTGTTAAGTTTTGGTCTGTCGGTTTTATTAAACTTTTCAGCAGCAATCCTTTTCTTACTAAACTCATAGATACTGTTTACTGTATCCTTCATTACTTTAGCTGCAGCCTTTTTTGCTTTAGCTCCTTCATTGTATGACTCATTTAAAGCTTCGATCTGAGACTTTTTACTTTCATCACTTAAAATTTCATTAAGGTTTATCTTCTCAATCTCAGCGTTCTTAGCGTCCTCACCTATCTTAAGCGATCTGTCTACAGAAGTCTTCGCCCATACAGCAGTAACTAAATTAGCTTTCTCCATTCTATTAAGCGAACCATCAGGGTACTTTGACATTTGAGATTCAACCTCAGCTATAGTGCTAACATAAGAATCGTATCTGTCTTGAGTCATGTTACCATCTTCTAGCTCCATAGCTAAAGCCTCCATAACCAAATCTTTTTGTCCGTTGGTTACGGCTTGCATTGCTAACTTTCTAGCAGCAGAATCTTGAAGTTCATTTTGCATGTCCTCACCAGATATTTCAATAATCTCATCTTCTGTAATAGCATTGTTATCTTTATCAAGACCTTTAAATACCGTCTTCTTTGCCTTGTAAATTCTTTCTTTATCTATCGGATCTGAAAACACCTCTATAAGATCAGATACATCTTGGTTTTCTTGATTAGTCTTGTTTTGTTTTCTCTTGTTCTCTGTAGCTGTTTGCATGAAGTTACTACCACCAGACATAAGTAAACTAGTAGCGAACGACATAACCCTTGTAGGTCTCTGTTCGTCAGCCATAAAGAATTCCATATAACTAGGGAAGTCTTCTCCTTTAGCTTCAGCTATATTCTTTTTCACAGACCAATCTTGATAAACCTCTTGGAATTGTTCAACAACACCATCAGTTATACCATTGGCAGCACCCATACCTACAGCCTTAAAAGCTTGCTTAACTACAGGACCAATACCTGCAGCTTTCATAGCTTTTAAACCAGCACTCTTTGCTGCTCCAGGAACAGACTTCATAAGAGCAGAACCAATCTTTGCTTGACCTGTAAACAATCCATACTGAACAATATCAGCACCCATTGAAGCTAAGTTATCTACAAAAACTCTACGACCAACTGCATGAGCTAATCTAGGGTCTACACCTTCTTCTATAGCTTGATTCATAGCTCCACCTGCTAGGGCAGCACCCTCAAGCATGTTTGCTGTAGAACCTGCAGCTATAGTAGAAATACCTTTTTTAATTAAACCTTGAGCACTTGATTGAGATAATCTAATACCGACAGAAGACGCACCTTTAGCAATAGCTGCAGATGACTTAAGGAAGTTCATACTACCCATAGCAGCTTGAGCTCCTTTGGCAGCTAAAGTAGAGGGTATCATTAACGATAAAGCAAACGGTAGCATACGAGCAACTCCAGTCTCCCAAAACTTAGGGTCAGACATATCGTCCCACGTAATCTCGCCCATATCCTTTAATCCAGGAACAGTGTCACCATAAGAATCTAAGTAGTCACCAAAATTATGAAACGCGTCAGAAATAGGCTTAGTTGTATCTATACCAAGAACGTGTTTAGATACCATAGATGATGGAGTAAAACTTAAGAAGTCAACCATATCACCCATACTATTAAACATGTCTCCAAACCCAGCCATAACACTCCTACCTATAGTCTCGACATGACCCATGTCATAATCTATACCTGGAGTACCAACTTCAGGTATGTCAGGAAGGTTCTGTTGTTGTTCAGCTAAATCTACAGCACCACCCCAATCATCCATCTTCTCCATTGGAGCTTGTTGTTGGTTGATGTTTGCTAAACTAAAAGAGCTCCTCTGTTGAGGAACCTCTAAGTTAGATTGTATATCTGGTTGACTTGCTGAATTATCTAAAGAAGAATCGTAGTTTTCAATATCTTCTCCTGGTGTATTTACTCCGTTACCTAAACCGTTTGACATAACTATCTATTAAGTGTTGAGAGAATGTGTTCACTTTCTCTAAAAATTAATGTTGCTTCTTTGCTAGCTTCTTCTTTCGTCTTACCTTGCTCTATCATGATCTCTGTATACCTATCGAAGAACATGTTAGTGTTACCCGACATTAAAGCTTGTTGAAGTATTGGAGTGTTCTTTGTATTTATAAACTCAGACAACGTCCCTACTTCGGCATTTTGAATTCTTGATAAAGATAGCAAAATACTACGAGCCTTCAAGCTACCAGCAGGTAGTTCCATTTTAGTCATTTCTTGACTTAGTGGAGCACTAGATATATTAAGGAAACTACTTAACTCATTATTAGCTGGAGTGTTTTTAGGTCCAGAGATACTGCCTTGAACTTCTTTGGTATGTCTTCCCAAGTTTCCATCAACATTCTTAAGCTTACCTAGTCTGACAGCCTCAGAAGAACTTCCTTTTGTTTCTATCTCTCTATAATAGTAATCGCTAGTAAAGACTCCGTCATCTTCAAATTCCTGCATAAGAACAGCTTCTGCATTCCTAGGGTCTCCTTTTAAGTCTTCTGCTTTAACTAATCTAGTTGTTCCGTTTTCTTTAACTTTATAACCAAGCCAAACTCCACCAATAGTTAAGTCGGGAGCATCTCCAGCACCATGATCAAACGAAGTACCATCTTCACTAAACCAGTTACCATTCCATTGTCTACCTTCTATATTATCACCTTCTTCAATGTCATCTCCAAATATAGTTTTAGCATACATAAACTCACTACCCTCATCTACTCTATGACCAAATACATCCGTATTGGCAGGAGCTGAACCAGCGCTAGAGTTAACATTAAATGAATCAAAATCACTTAAACTTCTAGCGTAAGACTCATTATCTGAACCTATAACAGCAGTACTAACACCACCCGCACTATTTAAGTGTCTCATTTGGTTAACCATTCTACCACTCCAAGACTTAGATTGTTTACCAACCATAGAAGTTCCTCCATCTGAGGCAGCACCAGGAGAACGAGTGTTTGTATTTCCTTTGTATTGACCTATGTAGTTAATTAAAACCTCTTGACTAACTTGAGCGTCTTCTGGTAGGTCGTATTCTATTCTATAATTTTGTTCAGAAATCATTGCATTATCTCCGCTAAAGAAATAAACTTCAGCCTTATCGCTAGAAAATTCAAACTCCTTAGCATCTGGCTCTTGCAAGTCTATCATCTGCTTCATTCTAAATACATCAGCGTCTCCATCCATAAAGTTCTGAAACTCTCTTCTTGTAGAGTGTGGAATAAGTTTAGAAAACTTACCGCCTTCTCTTTCACTTGTATCAAAGTACTCTTGTATAGCTTGAGTGTTGCTAGATATTCTTCCAGCTTCATCAGACTGTAACACGCTAGAAGCGAAGTCCTTTAATATTCTACGACCACCTGAGTTCATAAACCTAGATGGATCGTTTCCGTGTTTCTCTAATTCAGAAAGAAATATACCTTTTTGTTCGTCATACAACCCTTGGATAACTTCTCTATCTTCATTCCTTACAGCAAGCTCACTAGCTCTACTTTTTATAGAATCAAGATAGTTCTCCATTTGCTCTTCACTTTGCTGCTTCTCTGCATTGAGTTGCTGCTGAGCTTGATGTAGTTGCATAACTTCCCCAAGTTGTGCTTGTGCTTTTGCTCTTCTGTCTCCTGAACCTACCCAACCAGATAGGACGTTGTTAGCTTTACTATAATCCATGTTGTTGTCTTTTATATTGTATTGTTCTTCTTTTCTAAAGCAAGCCTAGCTACTTCTGCTTTCCTTTCCTTATCCGTCATTGACGGGTTATTCGTTCCTATAACGTCAGTCTCTGTAGGTGGTGTGTAACTATTATTGCTTGTAGTGGATTCCATGTATTGCTTCATCATCTCATCCATGTGTTCTCTGTTAGGATTAAGATAGTAAGTTGCATCACTAATAGCGTCAGATAATAAGTTAGTACCAATACCTCCAAGCATTTGCTTATTCTGTGCTATAGCTTGTTGCTTCATTTGTTCAGCAGACATATCTGCAGATAGCTGCATTTGACCAACCGAAGAAGCTAATTGATTGTACTGACCTACGTTTTGTCTTCTAACTGCAGCGTCTTGTGCCGACAACTGTAATAAACCTTTAACTCTGTTAGCGTCCGCTACACCTTGATTAGCTAAGAAAGAACCTCTCTGCCCTCCTGAAGCACCAAGAACATTCTTGATAGCTCCAGAATAAGCTTCGTTAATTCCTTGCATTGCACTAGCTTTCTCTGCAGCGTTTAAGCCCATAGTAGATAATTTCTTCTGCTTACCTAAAGCTTCTAACATTAAGCTAGAAACTTGAGGAGTTTTTATGTCAGGCTCTTGAAGAGCTTTAGATAATGAAGTTAAACCAGCAGCAGCCTTCAAGCCTGTAAGAGCTTTCTCTGCCATCGCCATTTGACGAGAGCGTTTATCCTTTAATTCATTAACTGCATCAACCTCGGTGGTATCTTCTACAACTTCTTCTACAACTTCTTCTGGAGTATATTCAGATATAGCATCAGCTAATCTAGTTTCATGACGAGTGACAGCCTCTTCTTTCTCTTCTTGAGTTGCAGAGTTACTAGCTTTATCTGCCGATTCGACTCCATCAACTAGTGTGTCAGCAAACTCTTCTGGAGTCAAGCCACTACTAACCATTTTAGAGTTTAGATCTGGGTCGTCATTTATTAGCTGTAATATATTATTTCTTGTCTCTAATTTCTCTGTTATCCCAACGGGACGAATCGCCTTACCACCCTCAATACCTTCTTGACGCAATATATCTAAAGGTGTTTTTTCCTCAATTAAGTAAGTACCTTTTGAAGGAATACCTAAAGATAATAGATTATTCTTGGCATTGTTAGCGTTATCTTCAAATACATCCTCTATTTTGGAATCGAAAACACCGCCTCTTATAGATTCACCTAAATCTTCATTAGCAGTTTTAGTAACAAAGTCAATAATACCTCTAGCTTTACCAACCTCTTCTGCATTAGTAATATCTATACCCTCGAACCCAGCTTCTTTCTGGATCCTTTTCATGAATTCTTTTAGAATTGCATCATCATCACCTTTAAGGGTTCCTGCGTCAACATCAGATTGTATCTGACTACCTATAGATATTACTGACTTCTTAAGCTTTTCCTTTTCATCATCACTAGGTTCGGTAAAGGCATTAGAAATGTTTATGTTATTACGCTTTGAGGTTTGTAAATCAATTACCTCTTGCTCATTCTTAGAAAGTTTATTTTCTGGCTGCTTAATATCTTGAGAAACACCAGCAACTTGAGGGGTATATGTAAAGAACTCTGGACTACCTCCAAAATTAGCCATACTGTCCGTGGTAACAGAGCCGTCATCGTTTTGCCATCCTGGGTTCTGTTCAGCAGCGTCACTTCCTGCTGCGTATATAACTTTATCTCCAGCCTTACCTACACTTGAAGGTGCTGCTATAGAGTTGTATATCTGACCTGGTTTACCACCTTTATTTTTGAAATTCTCAGTAAAGTAACCTTCAACTACGTCTAATTGCTCAAGGGTAGTCATAGCCTCTAAGTCTGAAGACTTATAGAAAGTACCATTTACAGTTTTACCCCCCTTACCTTTATCAGTTCCAGTCCCAACGAACTGTATTAAGCCAACAGCACTACCTCCAGCTAGATTCTTCTGAGCAGGAGAGTAACTACCAGCAGTCTCTTTTTCAATAGCATGAAGTATCTCGTCAGGGCTAACACCCATAGATTCAGCTATACTATTAATCTTATCGTTAACCCCTTCCTCTTTCAGGAATGCAGCTCTGTTTTTTGCTTTTTGTGATTTTGTAAGGTTTGTCCCTTTAACTATAGCTTTATTACTCATATCTATTTATGTTTCCAAGTATTCATTTCTTTTTCAACGTACTGACCTAACTTAGCGTAATCACCAGTCATAGCCATTTTCTTTATGCGATTCATTGCAGGTTTATCAAACACTCCTTCGCCTCCTGTAAGTTCCATACCTACAGGTTTACCTTTCTTATCTACAACAGTTAAAGGGTTTTTAGAGTGGCTATAACTACCTTTAGTTTCTCCTCCGTTCTTAAACTTATTTCCAGTTACAAAGCTATAAGGATTTTTAGCATTTTTAGTATTAGCTGCTAACTGACTAGATACGCCAGATCCACTTACTACAGTATCTGCAGCCATAGCTATATTTACACTATCTTTTACATTATCAGCAGCTTGAAATATTTTAGTTGCTCCTTTAACGTTTTTTGCATACTTAGCTCCAGAAAGTCCAAGCTTAGCAAGAGCCAGTCCTTGACCTGTAACAGGTATCATCATTGCAGCATTCAAGGCTGTATTAGATGAGTGTGTTTTAACTCCTTCCTTATCTCCAGTAGCATAAGCATATCCTGCTCTACCTGCAGATATTGCGGTATTAACTCCGTCAGCTATATTTCCATAAGCAGGAGCCATACCTAAAGCAGTTAACCCTACTTGGGTATTATTTAAAGTTCTTTCTCCGTTAGCTATATAGCTATTCATTTTGCTAGAAACGCCATCAAGAAAGTCGTTATCCCCATACCAAGGTTCTTTTGTTTGGGATATTGTGTCATTTGGTTTGTAAGGGTCTATAACACCACCTTTTGCAAACATAGCAGAACGCTCTCCCTTAGCCATGGATGTAGATTCTAAATCTTCCTCTGCAGCTTCAAGTCTATCAGCTTTCTCTTCTGCTTTCTCAGCTCTCCCTTTCTGCACTAAACCAACACCAAGTCCAACAGCGGCTCCAACGGCAGCTCCAACAGGACCAGCGGCAGCTCCCATAGATGCATATTTTAAAGCAGAACCAGCAACATCAGCTCCATCATATTTATCAGGCGTTTTATCTAGTTCACTAACAACAGAAGACGCAGCACCTAAACCAGCTCCCATTAAAGCATTCTGACCGCCTTTTCTATCTGCCTTTTCTCCAGCAGTTTCATTAGCTCTCATGTCTTGCCTTGCAGTTCTTCTATCTTGCCTAGCAGTACTTCCAGCTATAGCGTCGTCAATATTACCTCCGTCATTATACTTAGCCATTTGTCTGTTGCCATAGAACTTCTGCAGCTCAGACCTTTTTTCTTCTTCAAAGTTTAACATACTATATATTTGTAGTTCTATGGTGAACTAATGCTGAGAAAAGTTCAACCTCTTCAGTGGCACTAGATTTAATTGTAACTATTAAATAGTTACCTTTCATTTTTGTAGTAGATGCTGGACTTCCAGTTAAATCTCTTATTGGTAGTATGTGCTTTCCAGCCCTCATCTTACCTAAATTAGTTCCAGTATTTGATATTGTATTACCTAGCGAGTCTACAAATTCAAAGGTAGTGAATTTATGTGCGTTTCCATTTCCTGATAAATACAATACCAATTTATCAAACACCTTAGATGTGTAAACGTTTTCGTTTATCACAAAGGTAACTTCCATTGCTGATGTATTAGCGTCTTCATAGAAAGCGTTTTGATTGACAGACTCACCATCGTGTTTAAAAACTTTAGAGTCATTTAAGTTTGATAAAACTTTGTAGCCTACTGAATAAGTTTCTCCTGCTAAGTTTACAGACATACAAGAAGACTCATCTCTAGTTCCTACTATAATATCCATAAGCTCACTATAAACTATACTAGTTTTTGTAGAGCTATGGATACAGCAAACAACTTCGTCGTGTCTTTGATTCCAATGAAAAGATACACCATCACCTGTTAATGGACTATCTGCTATTGCCGTGTCTTTATAAACATCTAAAAGACTAGAGTTTTGAGTAGTCAAACCTAAATCTTGTACAACAACACCCTGACCAAAAACAAGCTTACATAAAGATGAATTAGCATCGTCATACCAATAAGCTGAAGTATTTGTAGATATAGAGTTGTTAAAGTGTTGACTACCATACTTAGTATCTACATAATCAGCCCTCTCTATTACAGATCCAGTACCCGTAGCTATAGTTACTGCAGCAACATCGTCATTAGAAACAACAACTCTAGGGTTTATAGATAACTTAGAAACACCTGTAGTTTGAATTGTAAACAATTCATTTCTTAGTTTTATTAAATTATATATAGGACCATAAGAATTATCTAACTCATAAAACTCATTAGCATCGAATTTAGTATAAGCATCTGATGAAGAGCCGTTTATCTTTAAGTTTGATGCTGCTACCATGTTTTCATACTTAGACACCTCTAAAAAGTTTGTAGGTTTTTCTAAAAACAGTTTAGAATTATTTACAGCAGAATAGCTATTATTGTACAAGTAATCATCTTGAAATCCTGGTTGAATTTCTCCTTTACCAAAATAAACCCCAGACCTTAAATCTAAATTTATTGTAGACTCTATAGGGACTATAATAGCTTGATGAGGCATTTCAAAAGAGTCAGAAGATAAATAGCTCTTAAAAGGCGTATTCATCTTTTTTAAACTAAACATATTTACAAAAGTATCTCCACCAAAAACATCTACTGTTGTTGTTGCTTGATTTACATTATTTACAAAACTACCTGTAGATATATATCTAGTATTCTTAAACGCTCCTACGCTATTACCACCATAAGCTGATCCTGATACATCTCTTATCATCTGAGCCATATGCTTTATAGATCGATGCTTACCAGATTTAAGCAATGCTCCTTTGTTATTAACTATTGAATTAGTGAAAACTAAAGTATTATTAGCAGCAAGATTTATAAATGTAGTATCATTAGCAGCAAAAGTAAAAGCTGCATCACTACCAGGTTCTGAGTTCCACCCGCTACTACCAGAAGGAAATACATATTCATAATTTGCATCTATATTAGTTCTTCCTCCATTTTTAAATATCAAACCAGAGGTTGTCTCGTTATTACTTATAGTACCAAAAGAGTTTACGTTTGTACCAAAATGTATTAACTTTTCTGAAGCAGCAAAACTTCCGTGATCAGCAACTTGAAATAATTTAGTAAACGCAGAATTGTACCATGATGAAAACACGTTATTAGTATTAGGGTCAAATCTTAATGCATAACCTTTGTTATGCGGAGATGCGTTAGATCTAAAAGTTATAGGGCTATAGTAACCATTTCCAGCTCCAGAATTTGTAGTGTCATTTTCCCAGGCTGCTACAATATAAGACCTAGCTAATTTATCACCACTAACGTTATTATATTGATCGCCATTAACTACACACTCTGGTGAGTCTATTGTAAACATATCAGGATAAGCAATTCCATCTATGGGATGGAATACAGACACAGGATTAACTCCAAGCTTATTCCTCATGCTCCTATTCTCTACATTGTCAGAGTACCGAATAACGCTACTTAATAAACCGTTAAATAAAACCATTTTATCTTTCTCTTCTCTTTCTGCCCTAACTATAGAGTATCCAGAAATATTAGACCTTAAGTCTGCTGAAAGATTAACCTCAAAACGAGGGTGCATTATATAGCCCCTATATTTACCAAGAACCTCGTCAGGCGAAGATGTCACACACTTAGTAGGTACATAGTCAGTTAATCCGTGTGCCTGTATAGGGCTATAAACATCAGTTGCTTTAGGGAATCGAATATCACCTATAGGATAAGAAAATGTAGCTTGACCTGACAAGTCGTAAAACAATATAGCAAATCTATAAACCTCATTTCTCTGGTATCCTACGTGCTTATTGGCGAATACAGGGTTTTTGTAATTATCATAAAACCCATCATCTCCAGTCTTAGATTCTAACCCGTAAAAAGGAGGCTCAACAAGCAAATAAGGATTATTTGAACTTTCTTTTTCTACCCCCGCTTGATCATTTATACCTTTAGAGTCTAATGTAAATGCTTTCAATCTAAATGAAACCCTAACACCATTCTTAGTAGTGTCTGAAAAGTCTGCAGAAGATGCCCCAAATTTATTAGCATTAGAATCAGAAAATTTATATTTATTATTTCCTTCAGTTCCTGCATAGTATAAATTAGCATCTCTTAAATCTGGGTTATTATAATTTGTAGTTGTACTAAAAGCAGCCCCACTAGAGTTATAAGAAACAACCCTAAAGTCTGCGTCTATAGAATTAGATGCGTTGGTTAAATTAGACACAAACAACCTATTGTCTTTTGTTTTTAAATCCTTACCTGTAGTCCAAGATACTGAATTTGATAAAATCTGACTAATTGATATTGCTGTTTTAGTCTCACCTCCAGTGTGTTGACCATTAAATGTAGTTCCGTATAGCTTATCATCAATTATTATATGAGCATCAATAGCTCCTTCATTAGAAATAGTTCTTAGTGCTATTACTTGTATGCTTTCATAAGTAGTGTCTGTTATTGCAATACTAAAAGAAACATACTTACCAGAAGGTTCTGATTCACCACCACCTTCTATATTGTGGTATGAAGCTGACTTTGATGTTTTATAAACAGATACTGGATTAGTAATAGGGGAAATTAAAGAGCTATTACCCCCTTTAGTCGTTAATCTATAGCAATACCTATATGAACCACAGTCTAGAACACCTCCAGAATTAACTCCAGTAATCACAGCAGGATTTAAAGGTGATGCTTTAAAGACATCTAAATCTGTTGATTGAAGACTTATGTAATAAAACATAGACTCTTTAAGATTTATAGACCTTAAAGGTGAGTCTCCGTCTATCCAATATACTCTATGATAATGCTCATTTTCTTCTGATGATTCTATCTTAACCAACCTTCCAGCTGTAAATCCAAAATTACCAACTATTTTTAAAATTGCACTAGAAAAATTTCCATTAACAGAAACTTGAGCTTTCCACACATAACTATAACTTGAAGTAGTTGTAAATATACAGATATAATCACTAAAAGAAACAAGTCCTACAATATCATGAGATGCACTAGTTACACTTGGATTCCATGTATAAACATTTTTTACAACTGGATTATAATTGTCATCACCAGAGTTATACGCTGCCGTAGTAGTAGTAGCAAAAAATTCTATAGTAATATCGGAAACAGAATCAAATGATATAATAACCAATTTAAGTGTATCTCCATCAACAATAGGTTGAACATAAAAATTATTAGCCTCTGTAACTTGACTAAACAGCTGTAACATTGCTGAGTTTAATGCCCTTGTATTATTTATAGTTGTGGGAAGACTTGTAAAAGTGTATAGTGTAGTGCTACCATTTTTTATTTTTACAGTGTAACTAACACTGTCTACTGCTAATGGAGGTGCACAATAGCTATTTAAATTAGCTGTGGTAATTGTGTACTCAGATGAGTTTACTGATATATTAGTAGCAAGTTTATGTCCTGTTACATTTTTTAACGTAAAAGAATTATCAGATTTAGACATAGACCTTACGTTATGACCTTTTCTATACGAATCACTAAGTAGTAAGTTTGCATCTACATCAGCCTGCATACCTTTAGTAAAGGTATTTGGTTTCTTTTGCTCAGCCATTTTTAAAATAAGTTACGTTGATTCTTAGTCGGAGTAAGAGTGTTCCAGTATTTAGAAATATTACTCCACTGTTGTTTTGTTGGCATGTTATCATTACCCCTAGCTTGACCACACAATCTACCCCACTCATTTTTCATGTCTTTATATATATATCTAGGGATTTTACCGTTATAGTAATCCTTAGCTTTATATTTATACATAAGATAATGAGATACAGCATCTTCATGACTAGAAGCTATAGTAGGATAACCTTCGTCATCTATTGATATAGCCTCGTACTCTAAATCTAATTCTTTGTCTGCTATGTCTGCGTTAATATAACCTCCTGAAGAGTAGGTGTTTATATCGTCTAAACCCTTAACTCGTATCATATTAATAAAATCATCTGGCAGTAAAGCTCTCTTATCTTTAAAAGATAATTTAACAATTTTTTTATCAAAGGTTACATATGAACCTATTTTTCTTTCTGCTTCAAAAGCCCATTCAACAAAGTCGTGAAACCTCATTGCTGCATCCTGTATACCTAAATTACGTATAACAGAAGACACGACTTGCTTAACACTTATCCTTAATTGACCTTTCATTCTAATACTCTTTAGTTTCGTTTATAAGCTCTTTAAGCCTACTCAAAGGTAAGGCTTTATACTTTTTGTATTTCTTAGGCCTTTCCCAAAGAAGCTTATTGTAATAGTCATCTAGTATAGGGACTTTGTAGTAAACTCTATCTCCTGTTCTTTCTGATTCTATTATGTCTAACCTAACATGAAATGGTCTTATGTGCTTTTCTTTTTTAACGTATAACTTTCCCATTTTCCTAGGAAGCTTGTATATTTCTTTTTCTTCAGCAACTACTTTAGAAACTTCAATTAAGTACGCTTCAATAATAGAGTAATATTCTGTGTATTCCAACATCCTACTTCCTCTTTCGCTTTTAATCCTTACTGACCTTTTTATAGATTGAAATATATCTTTTATACTTGTGTACTTATGTTTATACTTCCTTAGATTTAGTTTGCTCATCTGTTTGGTTATTAGGTCTTGCTCCTTGAGATCCTATTATTATAGTAAACTCTAACTCAGCTATTTGTTTAACTAATACGCTAATTAATTCTTCTGGAATAGGGTAAGTAGAGGTTTCCTCGTTGAACCCATAAATTTCTGTTGGATTTGAGTAAACTGCTTTTACTGAAAGCTGTCCATCTGAAACAATAGATTCCCCTTCCCAAACATACATCTTGTCATTCTCTCTAGTGGCTATTTTTCTACTAGACTTTTTTACAAACCTTGCTTGACTTATAAACGATCTATCTGCATGTTTAACCAACTGAAGTATTTCATAGTCAGAGTCAACAGCAGTATTATCCTTTAAAGAGATTTCTCGTATAGCCCTGTCTTCATTAAAACCTAAAACAGACTTTAGGACTACCCCACTAGAACTATTGCTTAAAACGTCTGTTTGGTAAATGATGTCAGAAGTCTTTCTTCCGTTGTCAGTATACTGCATTAAAAGATTAGCTCTATGATAATGTATCATAAATTTTATCTGTCGTAAGTCTATATCCGAATCATCAGATCCAACCCCTCCAGATACTAAATTTTTAATGTTGTAAGCTATTTCTTTTAATGTTGCCATTGTGTAAATTTAAAAGAGGGACGAAGTAAGCATAAGCTACATCGCCCCTCGGTTAAGAAAGCAGGGAGCAAAAAGCATCTTTAAACTCGTCTTTCAGCAATCTCAGATTGGATTGCTTGGTATCTAACATCTCCCAAAGTTGCTAGAATCTTACGAGCTGCAATCTGACACACTTCTTCGTGTGTATGATTACTTAAATTTGTTATTAAAGTTGTATCACTTAAATACTTAACATCAATAGACGTTGTAGAAGACAATCCTTTAGTGTATATCTTATCTCCTGATAAGTATGCTACTGGATTGTTTACATCAGCCTTATTAAAAGGATCGTCTAAGTATGAAGACAAGTCTGACAACTCTATAATTTTAATTCTTTTAAATGGAGCTATCGACATTACAATAGAAAGCATTTTAGAATAATTTGCTACTGATGACGAGTCAACTAAAGAAGTAACAGTATATGGAGCTGTGTCAGACGCAGAAATAGTACTAGAGAATACAATCTTTTGTAACTTATCTCTAGAGTTTTGATCAACCTCAAATGAGTTATAGTATTGACTAACAAACTCATCAACAGCCATAGCTAAAAAGCCATTTATCTCAGCGTCGGTAAAGTACGCAACATCCTCTCTATCGGTAATTAACCTTACCCTATTTCTTGCCGTACTTTCAGTCATTTCTAAGCTTTACTTGTTTTTTTAGTAGACTCTTTATCGCCTCTCAATTCATGCTTCAAGATAGCTAAAATATCTTTGTTATCTTTTAACCAAACTAGTACCTGTTCCTCATTAGTTCCGATTGCCTCTTTACGATAGTAGTAAGTACTATTAGTGTAGTTTAACTTTTTTTCTCTTATAGCTTCTATAATAAACACACGTAAATCTTTTTCTGGATCAAAGAATGTTTCCATAAACCCATCTGCATTATTTTGTGCTATAGTTATAATCCTAGCTCTTAATACGTCAAAGTCAGAATTTAAATTCATTCGCTTTAATGTAGCAAATTGAGTAACTTCCTTATCAGTCATCTTAGCAGCTTGAATTATAGCCCTTGCTGAATCTAAAGTGTCTTTTGTTTGTTTCTTTTCTATTGCATTTAAATCCTTTCTAATCCATCTACCACCTATGACATCTGGATTGTTCTTTAAAAAGTTATCAATAAGTACATGACTTTCATTTTCCATGTCAAGCAATACTGAAGCTCCTTTGAAAGTTATTTGGTCAGGATGACCATTAATATCTTTGTATTCAATAATTCGACCATCTTTTCCTTTGTAGTCTCCAAAAGAATACGACGCAACCCCTTTAGGGTTTCTGTAATTGTATTCTACTAATTTTTTTGCTTTCATCTGTGCTTTGCTTTTTGTTAATTAATTAAGAAAAATAAGTACACCCCCGAAGAGGTGCACTTAAATAATTTATTACAATCCTATTACTCCAGAAGCTATTTCAATAACTGCCTGAACGTACCATTTTACACCATCACTAGTTAATGTGATATGGTCTCCTGTACTAATCTTTTCAGATACAAGGGTTAAACCTACGTCACTATCTATAGATACACCAGTAGCACCACCTTGACAGATTCCTCTGAATTTGGTATTACCAATTATTCTAGTAGCTGCGTGAGTCCAAGACTTAACAGTTACTGCATGAGCTGAATTTTCATCAGTTGCAATCAATACATATTGAAGCCCTTTTTGAGGCATAGGTAATTTAATATCACCTGCAGCAGTGATGTCACCTAAAAGAATAGTACTTCCAGATTCATAATCGTGCAATTCAATAACGTTTGAAATCCATGGCTTATCAATTACATTACATGCTACACGACCATGTTCTCGTGTCATATAGTTTTTGTCTTCTACTGATTTAAAGAAGCTCTTATTTCCGTCTAATTCTCTTGACATTTTGTTTTTTTTAAAATTAATTACTAATTAGCGTCTCCATACATGAAGTATGGAAACGCTTATTTATTATAGTACTAAACCAGTAGGCTTAAGAATACCACAAGATAATGGATTACGAACAATAATACCTGATTGAGTTAACCAGTGACATTCGAATCTATCATCTCCCGAAGCAGCTAACATAGACGCAGAGTCATAAGGGTTAATCATACCTGGTACATATTTTTTAATCCAGTTACGGTTAGTACCTTCAGCACCTTTAGCAATCAATTCGATGTTAGCAACACCTTGTTGAGTTGACATGTCTAAGAATACCATCATACCACCTAATGTTGTAGTTTTAAAACCACTACCATCAAGAGCAGTGTTGTTAGCTAGTTGTGCACTAGCAGCTAAATTAGGGTCATCAAATACTGGGCAGTGTACCAAAGTAATTTTGTTACCTAATGCTGTATAAGTACTAAATTGAGCACCTACATTTACATCTTGTCCAAATTTATCAACCATTACAGTAGAAGCGTTTGTTCCAGAAGAGAATAATAAATCTTTCATTGCTCTATGGAACTGTACACGACCTTGTGTTCCTGTGAATACTACATATTCATTTCCAACAGGAGCAGCAGCATTAAGAGATAATTGACCGATATACTCAGTGATAATCTCTTCAGTTAAATTTGAACTAGCAGCGTAAGTCATTACGTTTGAATCTTCAATTTGAGCTAATAAACCATCACCAATAATTGGCATGTTTCCAGCTGCAGAAGCGTTAGAACCTACTGAAGTAGCTTCATAATCAGCAACAGAAGAACGTCCAAACCAACGCATAACCTCAAGGTCATACATAAATTGAGCTTCAGTTTGTTGCTCTTTAGTAAAGAACCATAGACGGTGTCCATTGTGCTCCACCCAAGTAACGTCTGTTAAATCACGAGCATCAATAACTAATTTCTTACGAGAAGTTGTTAACCAGTTTTTGCGAGTTTCAGGGTAAGCATAACCTTCACCTACTTCAGCTCCTAAAGAACCTTCACCAAATGCGTTACCAATTACACCTACAACTGAATCTGCAGCTGCAGCAGCTGTAATTACGTTTAATGCTTTACCTGATAAAGTTTTTACATTAGTTCCATCTACAATAGACTCTACGTGTACTTGTAGACCTGAAGCTAAACGAACAATATCGCTTGTGTTAATTAAACAAGGCAATGCAGTAGTATCAGTCATTGAAAAACTAATAGAAACTCCAACAGCAGAATCAGTTGTTAACTCAGCGGCTAATTGTTGTTGACCTCTGTAACGGCCCATAGACTTCCATTCGAAAGAATTGTCTCCTAATACTTTTTCACCAGCACCAAAGCTTAGTTTTTCAAGTAAGTAAGTTGTTGTGTATCGAGGATAAAGCTCGATTATTTTTTTTGCAATCTCTGGGTACTTTAATAAGTTCGCTGTCAGAGAATTGTCTGCTGTGTTGTACGCAGCATCATATTTAGCGTTGTATACTCTCATTTTTTCTGAGTTTAATAGTTAAAAAATTAGTTAATTAATTCATCATATTCCTACGACATAAACTTATTAGGATTAAATCCTTTATCGGGGGATTTAAAGCTTTTAGAGTTTCTGTTTCCACTATTGGGTGATGTTATTCCATCAAGAACTTTAGATTTTCCTTGTTCAACGCCTTGCGAACGAACCATTTTAAAAATCTTATCCTTGTTTCGCCAAAGAAATGCAGCCTCCGCAACATTGGCATGAGATTTAAATATATCTCCAGCGAAATCACCTTTTGTGATGTAGTTATATAATGTCTTTTTTTCTAAAGTAGTGACCTTACCTCCGAAGAAGTCTTCCTTACCTTTTATGAATTGCTGTAAATCTTTTTTAGATTTAGCAGCTTCATTAGTTTCTTTTTCTTTAGTCTCTTTTTCTTCAGTTCTTATTCTGTCTTGTTCAGAATGAACGTGCTTATTAAGTTGCTGACGAATCATCGTAGCTTCTCTTTTCATTAATCCAGAGTCTTCTAACCTGTCTATAGTATCTTCAATGTAATCCTTATCGTATTTAGATGCTCGCATATCAGCGATAACTAAATCCTTGTCGGTCATTTCTAGAAACCCTTTAAGGTTTGTAATAACATCGTTATCATTTACAGCAGGCTTGACAGCTTCCTTTACTTTAGCTATAAGCTCTTCTTTCGTAGCAGCCTCAATACCTATTTCAGTTCCTATCTCACCCCAATCGATGTCAGCAGCTGCTACTTCCGTTTCAGTTTCAGCGTTAACTTCATCCCAGTTATCATCTTCTACTACAACTTCAGGAGCTACCTCTTCAGGTTCCTCTTCTTTAACTGTTTCGATTTGATCCCAAGAGAATCCATCATCGTCATCACCTTCCTCGGACGATCCCTCGTCATTGTCAGTTGATGCTTCGATAACCTCCTCAGAGGTTTCTTCTACTTCTTTTTCTATCTCCGCACCATCTATAAAAGCGGAAGCGTCAAATGCTGACGTTCCAACTTCTTGTGATTCGGTAGAGGTGTTTTCAACCTCTTCAATAATACTACTTCCTTCGTTTGCCATAATGTTTGCTTTTATTTCCCGCTACAAATATATTACTTTTTAACCGTACCTTTTACTGACGCTATTTCTTTATCAGTTACAGCCTTATCTTTAGCTTGTTGAGAACTATGATCTGCCTTAACAGTCTCTAAAGAAACTTTGTTTTTCTCTCTAACATCTTCTATATCTCTGCTAGCGTCTGAAGCTATCTCTTGAGAAGTTACCCTAGCTTCTGCAGCTATTTCAGCAACTTTAATTTTCCCATCAATTTCCATTTGCATAAGATTCATCTTAGATTCTGATTCTGCTTGTTGAGCTTGAGCCTGAGCTTCTTGCATTTGCTGTTGTTGTTGTTGTTGTTCAGCTTGTTGCTTTTGCATAGCTTCCATTCCTTGTTCAAGAACGTGTTGAGCTTCAGTCATAGTATCAGCCTTTAATACTTTGATAGTATCAAGTAAGCTTATAGTACCTGATTGTAAAGCAGATTGAGACATCTGTTGAACAACTTGCTTAAGAGCGTCGTCTTTACCAGAATCACCAACAAATATACCGTAGTCATTTAAAGCAACATCAGGAAGAACTTCAAGGAATCTATACCCTTGATCTCCTAATATAAATGCAGCTTTCTTTCCACCAGCCCAAGCAACCTTCATAAGGTTAGCTACTCGCTCTAATACACGTTTTTTAACCTCACCATGGACATAGAACCAACCTTTAGTAGATAAGGATGATTGCACAACAGATCGTTGCACATTCCCAACGTATTCATATTGACCTACAGCTCCTTCTCTTTGAGGAGACACTCCAGATATTTGACCTGCAGTTTGCTCAAGCATAACCTTTAAGTTTATTAACTGCTGAACAGAAGCAGATAAAGTAAAGTCAACTTGACCAAATTGATTAAAGGAGTGAGCTTCGCCCTCTTCGTCTTTAGAGTTAATTGGGATTATACCATCATTCTTTATGTGATACATAACTTCTTGCATATCCATACCAAGATTAGTAGGCATTTGAGCAACATCATATACTACAGCCTTACCACCAGCACGAGCCATAGTAAGTTCAATATGGTACATAGTAATATTATAAAGCATTTGTATATGCTTTAATAAATCAACTAAACTAGTTGGTTTACCAGTTGTGTGATTATAAACTACACCTACATAAGATAAAGGAGTAGAACCTGCATCATCTACAGATCTAACTTGATTAGGTCTTCTACGGCATTGAACGTAAACCTTACCTCCAATACAAGTACCTTCCCATATATCATCTACAAACCTAGTTTCAACTTTTTCGTTTTTTCTTGGCTTATATCCATCCTTAACCATTTTCTTAAAAGGGTTAGCTGGATCGTATTTATTTTCTGAAACTTTAAAGTTTATTCCTTTAATGGATTTCCATTCAGCAGATAACACTCTAATTTTAGAAGATTTATTATCGTCAATATCAACCCAGTCAAGACTGCTATTAAATCTACTTAAATCATCGGTAGTTGCTTGACGCATATCTTCAAGCTGTCTAACATCATCCTCAGTTAATTCATCTCTGTATTCGTCAAGTACTTCGTTTACAGAAAGCCACCTTTCTTCACCAGCCCATTGAGCATCGTCTAAGAAGTCTGTAGATATAGATTTGTCGTATATAAAGTTTCTAGGATCGACTCTACGAACATGTGGGTCGCCATCTTTAATGTATATACGATAAAACTCTTTAGCTGAAATTAACAAGTCTCTAAAGCCTTCTTTAAATAATCCCTTAAGTCTTTGTTTCTCAACTAGATAGTCTAACCCATCGTTTACGCATTCTTCAATAACTTCTTTATATTCATAACGCATGAATAAGTCTATGTCGTCAGGTATAGGAAAGTCCTTGTTATCCATCTCTAATTCCATACCAAACTGACCTTCTACTTCTGAATTTATTTCAGCAAGTAATTTGTTAGCTATAATAGAA